GTAACTTAATATCATATGACGTTCTACCTACGCGTTACAGCACACGTAAGGGACCGACGCTGGGGCTACATGAGACGCCCACTGTGGAAGGCGTCCTCTACCTGTACGCACCCTGAACGAACTGCCTGTCAATGACCTGTGGAACCGCGAGCATTCCTTGTATGGTGAAATCAGGCCTTAACGACGTATATGCATCCGCTAAATTTGCCAGAATTAAGTACGCCAATGCCTCCTGTCGCGTAGCAGGCGCAAACATAGGTGGATTATTAGTCGGCAGATTAAGCGAATGTAGGACCGTCCCTCGCAGCGCGTGCCATGAAGGGTGCATAAAGCTATAGCATCTTGAGATTATTTCACGCATCTCCGGCAAGCTTGTCATAGATTTATCTAATGTTGTCATCCATAGTATCCGGATCGCGATCATTCCCTCTTGTCCTCCCTGATTCGATAGCTGTATAGGAGCGACGGTATCCCAAGCGATGATCGTGCCAGCTGCTATATTCAGCCCACCAACCACCAAAGTCATATTTTGAGGCGAAGCAGCTGTAGCACCCTGAGGATTCGCGAAAATCGCCAACGGATGCCATACCATGTACATCATTGTGGGCGCAACGCCCCTAGGCTGTAACGCGTTCGTAACATTCACTACTACTCCAGCAGCTAAAGAAATCTCTACCGTCGTGGGATCGACATGGGCAGCATGTGAATTCGCCCCCGCTGGAACGTAGTAACGTCCGCTCATTTGTATCATCTGAGACCGCGCATATGGCGGTAACTCATATTCGGTGGGACCCCATGTCGCCATCGTTCCGCTAATCCGTACAATCGTATCCATAGCGGCAACCGAGTAAGGGATTTCTCCCGTTGCCAGCACACCGATAGTGGCCAGCGCCTGCGTGTATTCCCTAGATATAACCCCAATTTGTATGTTCAATGCCGCCAACGCGAAATCCAGACACATAAAAAACATCGCGTTCCGCTCATCTTGTGTCCCTGGTCTGATCGTCACCACATTGTTCGTTAGCCCATTGTATCTATTAATAGCAATTCCCAATCTCTCCATGACCCCAGGGTCTAAATTAATTCTCCCATCACCAACGCTAATGCAGTCCTGGATCACGGACAGAGCACGTGCCGCAATGGCGTCCATCTCTAGATATTTATAC